TACCTGAATTGGTAATACCGTCAGTTTTTTGTAAATCGGCATAAGTGTAGTATGGGGTGTCTTTAGTAAATACACGGCAGTATTCAATACCCGCTTCAGAACCTGTTGTAAAATCTTTGTATGATACAACTTGAGAACCTTTAGTCATTTCTTTGTAACCGTCATTAAACACTTTAGATACTTGGTTCATAGCATTACCAACATGTTTCAATCTAGCACCTCCACTAACATTATCCGCAGAATCAATTATTCTTTGTGTTTGGTCTAAAATTGAATTTTCTTTAAAATCTAAATTTGTCGATTCATCTCTAGTATAGTAACTACTGATTTGATTAAATTCCCCATCTAAACTACCCGTTCCTCCACCAGGAGTTGCTTTAAATCCAGCATTATTTTTATATTTAGGTGATGTCCAAACAAATTGTCCGTCAACACCACCACCATCAGATAACGATTTACCAGCTAAACCAAAATTAATTGATGATTCATTACCTTCATATAATTTACCCAATTCTGATGGCCCGTAAACAGGTGCCTCAACTTGTTGTCCATAAGGGTTAACAGGTACTTGGTTTGGTGGTGATGTTATAGTTGATGGTTCGGCATTTCTACTACCAACATAATAACCACCAACTAAAGTACCATTTGGGTTTATTAAACTAGTAACCACATTAACAATACCTTGAGCCACACCCAATAAACCACCATATTGTTGGTTATACGCAGGTTGGTATCTGTTATAATCAATATTTCTAAATAACGCTGACCTTTGAGCGTTACCTGTATTAGCCAAAAATATTTCAGAAGGATTTCTTTTTAAGTTAAGAATTGGTCCTAAAAATCCACCTGTAAGTTGATTAACTATGTTAAGTGCGTTTGATACTTGTTGGGATTGACCATTAGGTACATTTTCATTAAAATAATCACCAGGAATTGGTGATACAGGCCAATAAGCACCACCTAGTCTTGTTAAAAAGTCTGCTGCGGCAACTATTGGATTTTCAGCAACGGTTATTCGCCAGTTTTGATAAACTAATGGTTCTCTACCTGCAACAATTAGACTCGCTTCAAATGGGTCTGAAAGTGATTCTAAGTTTACCGCACCAACAGTATTTTGGAATATTTCTGCAGCCACTCTTTCTTGGAAAGCATAGTTTAATTGTTCGGCACCAAACTTAGCCAAATAAGAATCTTGAGATAATAATCCGTTATCACCAACAGGATTATTAGATGTTAAAATACTATATGGTGAATATGACGAAGGAACAAATGTTGGGGGGTCCCAATATGGTTGATATATTTTATTGTTATTTTGAATGTCGGTAATAACGACCATGTCATTAAAACCACCATCAGGTCCATATATATTTTCAATATATGCTGCATCAATAAAAAATTCATTAACTAAATCTAATACTGTGTCTGTAGGGTCGTATTCACCTGAGTTAGATGCGACAGGTAAAGCGGGTCCATTAAAAGTAATATTTAAATTATAACCCCCATCAGGACCATATTCGTTTAAAGGGTATAATTGATTTGAGAATACACCATCAGTAATTAAATTATCTGGTGAGTCTATAACGTTTGAGAAACTTTGTTCTACTTCATACGCAATTGGGCCTGAAGGTGGTGTGTATACCCCAGGCACATCATACGGTTCCAAATTTTTGGCTAATAAAGAGTTTCTAAACGAAGAACTATTTGCGAACGATAATATACTTTCTGGCATACTTTTATTTTATAATAAATAGAGTATTCATTATTTTTATGTAACCCCATTAGCCATACTTTCTAATAATTTTACGTTATTTGAAGTAGGTGCTGTTAATCCGTTATTATACCTACCCATACTAACGGCTTTAACCATAGCTTCTTTAACATTAGTATTTTCAAGGGCTAAAACTAATTGAGCAGTATCAATATTTGGTGGTGCGGTTATATTAAGGTTCATGTTAACATCCATTCTTTTAGTTTCATTTGATGTCATTTCTTGATTACCCCCTAAATTAGTTCCACCAGCCATAACTAATTTATCTTGTGGGAGTGTTTTAATAACAAAATCTTCAACTTTAACCTCAGTATTTTTTTGATTTCCACCTAAATTTTCAACTTTTAAAAATACTTCCTTTAATTTTTTAGCACCATCCATCATAATATCAATGAATGTATTATTACTTTCACTTAATCTTTTTACGGATTCATCATATTTTTCAATTATTTGGGTTCCAGCATCACTACCCGCAGACTTTAATTTTTCCCCTTGTTTTGTTAAAATATCAGCCAATTCTGACATAGAACCTTGTCCCTTTATAATACTATCAATACTTTTTAATACGTCTTCAGTACCTCCTTGGAACGCCTTACCAATATTTTTTATACTTAAAGCTTCAACATTCATTACATTAGCACCCTCTCTCATAATAGATGCGGGAGCGGTATATGCATCTTGAGCAACTTTTTGTCCTGCAATCGCATAAGGTGTTTTTACTAAAGATTTTAAAGATGCCTCCATAGATTTTGACACGGTAAGTTGTTCTGCGGCCAAATCTTCCATAGTTTTTGGTTGAGCACTCTTTTCTAAAGCTTCTAAAAGTTTAGGATTTTCCTGAAACTTAACCATAGCCTTTTCTAAATCCATTTCACCTTCACCCTCAACTTGAATTTTAAACTTACCATCGGTACCCATCTCAGACATATTAGCAATTAAATTCTTTTGTTCTTCGCTAAATTGGAATCCTGCGAAATTAATCTGACTAAGTTTTTGGTCTAATTCTTTTGTAGCAATTCCCATCTTTGTTAATTGCTCATATGGTATATTTAATTCTTTGGAAATCTCCATCAATTGTCTTCTCGCACCAGGCATAATTTCAAACTGACCTTTTTCATTCATTTGAACAAATTGTTCGGTCATCTTACTAATTTGATTTTGTAATTCAGCAGGGTCATTTTGAGCCATATCCATCAATCGTAATGGGTCTAATAACTCACTATTAGCAACACCCAATCTTTGCATAGATGCCGCCAAATCAATCGCTTTTTCAGGACTAAATAACTCTAATGACAAGTCAAGAGTTTCTTTCATATCAATTCTCAATAAACTAGCTTGAGATGCCATTTTAGCCAACCCTTGAACTCCACCTTCAAAATTAAACTTATTTAGAGCCGACATATTTTCAAGGACTTCACCACTAACCGCCTTTGCGTTAACCCCCATAGAACGAGCAACATCAACAACTTCTTTCATTCCGTCAGCGGCTTGATACGCCGAATAACCAGCGTCTTTAAAATTAGTAACTATCAATTTAGCCGATTGACCCGTAACTTCAGCCGCTGCGTATAAAGTTTTATAACTACTTTCTACTAATATTAAATTTCTACCTAAACTTTCCGCAACATCTTTTTGTATTTCTGCAATATCTTCAAATCCACCACCTAATAGTGTAACATCAGTAACAGCTGCGGTCATCGATTGTTTCATAACAACCATGTTTTCTCTAGCCTGTCCAAAAGATTTTACAATATTTAACGATGCCTCATCGACTTCTTTAATTGCACCTAAAATAGCGTCAACACTAAAGTTCATTTGAACGGCTTCGGTAACTTTACTTAAACCGTCCTTTAATGAAGCATTTAATTTACTTAAAAAATCCGCCCCTGGTTCCGATGATGAATTATTTTCCTCAAGCATATTGGTGTTTTATATATAAATACACCAATCATGATTTTACCATCAATTTTTTGGTGTATTGTCCTCTATTATCCTATCAATTAAAAATTTTCTAGCATATGTTGGCATTATGTGAAAATCAGAATATGATAATCTAATGAATCTAGCAAGGAAATAATATTCCTCAATTAAATGTTGTCGGTAATTAGAAGAAAGGCCGAAAAAACTCAACCCCAAAGGTGATATCAAAGGTCACCATTTCTCCTGACGGGGCTTTTACTGTTTTTTTCAAATCTAATGAGGGTGTATTTTCTCTAATAAAATTACGGATATATTTAGAATCCATAATTGGTAACGAATTAACAAATTGAGATATTGTTTCAGGTGAATTACTACCTTCAACTTCAACAATTTGTTTCATAAGACGCCATGTAACTGTGGGGGCAACCCTACCCGCAGGATATTGTTCAGCCATTTTACTTATTTCCAACGATTCTGCAAAAGTTAAAGGTTTTAATTTAACAGTAGAACCTGACCTAGGTAATTTTGCGGTAAATAAACCATTTTCATCAGGTTTATGTTCACATTGTTTAATCATTAACTCATCTAATACGACAGTATGACTAAACATTTTACCTGTCGATGGGTCGGTTATTGAGACTGTGTATTCGGGTCCAAAAGAAGTATTTCTTAAGAAGATGAGAATAGCCTCGATATCACCATCAATTAAATCCTCAGGTCTTAAATCATGTTCATAAATTTTACTTCTAAGTAAAGACATTACAATAGTGTCATTACTCATTTGAGCAGCACCTAATAAGGTGTTTTCATCATTCGCGGTTAAATAACCAATTTTTATTGATTTCTTTTTTGACTTGTAGAACACTCCACCACTAGGTAAAGATACCATATCGTGTGGTAGATTAAAATTTTGTACGCCAGCTTCATATACATTTGGTTCCATATAATATTTCTTTTATTAGAAATATAGGTTAAATGTATTTTTTTTAAACAGCAAATAAAAAATCCACGCTTTTGACGTGGATTTATTAAAAATAATAACTGAAATTCTTTTTTAGTAAACTAATATACATCTATCCATACGAAGTGTTGCCGAAATACTAGCTAACGCATCTGTATTGTAAGCTAACGAATCGAAGTTAACATCGGATAAGAATGTACCTTCTAAAATCCATTTCTCAACAACAACACCAGTTGGGTCTAACATCTCAAGGTCAACATTCTTTTTGTAACCAGCAGCATAACCCATACGACCTGTTACAGATTCCGCACAAAGACGAACCCATTCCATAAGAGCTTGAGATGCCGATGGACCAATAGGGTCACGGAATTTAACGTTAATCGTACCCCAAGTAAAACGACCTGCTACGTAAGTCGATGTATTTAAGAACGGAATTTCTACAGGATTAATTGTTATATGTGGTCTTGCCGTTGATTCTACGAACCATTCATTTATCCCCAAAGTTGTAGGGAAACGAAGTATAAACCTGTTTTGTCTTTTAGGTTCATACGGTATCGGCATTTTCATTAATAAATCAGCCATTTCAGTTTTTTTTTGTTATTTCTTGTTTATTAGTTTATTATAAATATCACCAAATAAATTTTTTCTCTTTACTTTTAGATTTTTAAAAATTATTCTTAGCATATAAATATCTAGTATAACTTTTTAACTCCTCCTGCTGTAGAATAAGTTTTAATTATATTATCTGGTTCTTTTTCAAAATGAGATTTAACTTTTTCAACATTTCTAATATCATCATCAGAAAAACCTATTGTTGGTACAAAGTTATTAGTTATCTTATTTTTTAAGTAAGCCTTCTTTCTTATATCTTTAGATACATTTCTAACATAATCAACAAATTCTTTTAAGGCTTTAATTTTACCTTCTTCAGGATTTGTTGCGGAACCTTCACCAAAACTTACGGGATAAAATCTGCAAAGGTCTAAATATTCACGTATTAAATCACGTTTTTTAGTTTTAGTTCCAGAGATGTCTCTATACTTTTCTAAATTTTTAATAAGTTCATTTGAATCAATACCATTATGATTAGAAATTATTAGATTGTAAACAGATTCTTTTAATGTACTTGGATTGTGTCCTCTTGCGGTAACAATCGAAAATATTGACCCATTATTAATCGCTTCGACAAAATCACTCCACGCAGGACCTGGTTTTGCGGTCATCGAATCAATTACAAATTGTTTATCACCTAATGTTCTAAAGTATCTAAACGCGTCATCTGCGAATCCAGTAATAGTATGACCTTCATATTCGAAAGGGGTTTTACCAATTTCTGTTCTATATTCAGCAAAGTCTTCCGTGGACATACCAACTTCATCACCATCCTCATCTAATAAAACAATTTTCGTTGGCATCACCATAATATTATCGTCCCAGTCGAATGCATAATATTTCATATCAGGTGTACCTGATTCGTCAATCCCTTCGTTAAGTCTTCTTTTAATCATTTATTTTATTTTGGCTAAAAAGGTGGGGAATTACCCCCACCTTATAATTATTCAGTTTTAGATATTTTCAAACGATGCACCTGTTGGTGTGATGTAGAATGTAATATCAATAAACTCTAACGACCTTGTTGGTTTAATATAGATTTTACCCGTCATTTGGTTTCTATCTAAATCAGCAACATCTGAAGATACTGTTACACGGAAATCGTATAAACCTCTATCTCTTCTAATTGCGTCTAAGATAGGATTAACCGCATCTAAGAAATCTTGTCTTACTTTTTGGTCATTTTGTTCAAACAACAATCTAACTGAAACTGCTGAAATCAACTTACGAGCTTGTAACAATAATCTTCTTACGTTGATTCTATCAAGAGCTGATTGTCTAATTTGTAACGTTTTATTACCCCAAATTACAGTACCAACATCTGAGAAGGTTGCGATTGGGTTAAGTCTACCAGAATATAATGTATCTCTATCTTCTTGAGTCAACTTCTTACGTGCTTTAATTGCATTTACAATACCACGAGTATAACCCGCCGCCGCGAACCAAGGGAATGCGATGTTGTCAGTTAATGCCAAGTTTCTTGTAACCTCAGCCGTTGCTGGAATGTAAATTTGTGTATTGTTAACACTATCACGAGTTAATACCCATGGATAGTAAGTTGCTGTATAGTTAGAGTCAATACCTGTATTATCTAAATTGTCGACCGCCTCTTGTGGGTAAATCAAATCTAAGTTACCTTGAGTTGATGGTACAAACATATTATAGTCAGGTGTTGTACAAACATATAATGAATCCGCTCTATCGTTTTCAATCATATCAATTGCACTTTCAACAAGGTCTGAATGATTTACATAATCAATACCTGGTGTTACAAATACGTTGATGTTAACAGCCTCAGGGTTTGCAAATGTTTTTTGACCTAACAAGTATGCGTAGTAGTCAGTGTTTGCCCAATCTTGAGTGTTCTCACCCACAGTAATTTGTTTAAATGCTCCCCACCCTGTTGCGGTTGGGTATTTGATTGAAGGACAAGACCCATTCAAGTATCCTGTTCTACCTAATTTAAATCTATCTTGGTTTGTTCTATATTCTCTATAGATATCCCATCCATCAAAACCACCTTGTACTAATAATGAGAATTTACGTGCGTAAAGTCTGTAGTATGGGTTTGTTTCATCGTCAGGGTCTTGGGTAAATGGTGCGTCACCACAAACGAATGCTGGTGTACCACTTGTAACAAATGCGTTTGGTATAGTAATACCACTTGCGTTTTTATCCATGTGGAAACCTTTACTTCTGAATGCCCAATCCTCACCTGTTGAATCATTACAAATATCTAAAGGTAATTGTTTACCCTTATATAAGTAGTAATCAACATCAATACCGATTGTGTCTGAAATACCCAAGTAAGTTCTACGAACATTATCACCATTACTTCTAGTAGCGTCATCCGCTCCTGAAGATAAACCAAATGGTGGGTTGTAGATTACTTCACCAGGGAAATCATATTTACTCTTAATGATTGGGAACGGAGGTCTAACACCAGCGTATTCTCTAAAATTAAATCCTAAGAATCCACAAGGTAATGCATCTATAGGTGCGTCCTCATTGATTTCAATCATAATATATTTAGAGTTTAGTTGGTATTCACCATCAGTAGTACCAATTTTTTTAGCGATAAATGCGTTATCGTTAGGGTTCATATTACAATTTGTGAATTTCTCTAAAACAACTGGGTTTGAGTCTGAATCAAAGAAATCTCTAACTAAAACATCAAATGTTCCGTTATTAAATGAAATATTAGAAATTGATAATTTAACTTCAGTATTTGCGTCATCTCCATCAGCGATTGTTGTAAACTTAAATAAGTTGTAAACTTTGTTACCTCTTAGTTCAGATACAACCCAAGGTGATGTAGGTGATTGGTATTGTTCTAAATACCAAGCTATTGAAGTTGGGTCATTTCCTTGTCTTGCATTTGGTAATGCTGTTAAGTCACAACTTAAACCTCTAATGAATCCTTTTCTCCATCCATAGTTTAATAAAGCTTGGAATCTTTCTTCAACAAATAGAGGAACTACGGTTCTTGGTTTAGCAAAATTAGAAGAACCAAATACTTTTGAAATATATTTAGGGTCTGAATTTTGGAATGATGTTTCGAAGAAGAAGTTTTGACCATCTTTATCCGTAACATTTAAACCAAATGTTGCATATGGGTTTTTAGTTACTCCTGAATATGAACCACTACAATCCATAGTTACATCAGTTAAACCTGATACTTCATATACAGGACCATTATCACTACTATATGTTGCAATACCTCTTGAACGCATTGTTGCGATTACTAAATCATCATAGTCGGTGTATGCGGTTCCTGAGAATATATAAACTCTACCAATTAATGTACCTGTATAACAATTAACAGGTGCTGCGGTAGTTGTACTTGTTGTTGTAGTCGCTGTAGGTGTAACACAAGGATTGGTTGTTGTAGTTGTAGTTGTACCTGATGATGTAGTTGTTGTTGTAGTTGTAGGTGGTGTTAAAGTTAACCCAGTTACAATACTCCAAAATGAATATCCCGAATATGCCGAGTTACCTAAGTTATCAAATAATGCATAATACCAAGGGTCGTTTTGAGGTGCGGAATAATCAATGACAGATGCGTCAACATTATCAACACCCATTACATTAGTTTCTGCCGTAAATACTGTACTTAAACCACTATAAGTGTCTCCTGAAATTGCACCATAGTAATATATTGATGTGTTTTCTAAATTGGTGTCGTTTAATATGTCAAAAATTTGATTTTCCATATCTGAACGTAATGTAGATAAACTACCATCAAATAATTCATAAGGAATATCAATTCTGTCGGCAATCATAGAAGGTATTTGTGTATTATCTAAGAAAGCAATAGTATCTATACTATTATTACATCCTGAAAAATCTATTGCAAAATCTAAAGTATAGAATGAATCACATGAAGGTTCACAATCAACAATTGTAGGTTGGAGACAATAGAAATCTACAGTGTCAGGATTTACATTTGCTTTAGTCACAATTGTCCATGATGGACCTGCGTCATAACCTGATAAACCTAATATTCTTGTTACAAACAATTGGTTAGATTGTTGTAAGTAAGCCTTAGCTATATAAGCGGCTTCATATTTAGGTATCTGAGTGTTAATAAACTTTTCTGGTGAAGTACCTCCAAAGTAAGATGAGAACTCATCAAAGTTTGTGATGAAAATAGGTTCAAATGCAGGACCTTTTAAAGTTTCACCAACAATACCCAATGTTGTAACACCAACACTTTGAGCCACAAAACTTAAGTCTACTTCAGAAGTGTATACACCAGGTGATACGAATACTTTACTGTTTGTTGCCATTAGTCTTTTTGTTTTCTTGTTTTTATTTTATTTTATAAATAAATATCCGCTAAAAAACCAAAATACTTTACATTATACGAAGTATTTATAAATTGGGTAGAATGTTTTCTGCCTTTTTTCTACCATGAAACAGAACGATAAAAAAATAAAGAATTTAAAGATATCAGTAGAGGTTCATGATATATTAAAAACATATTGTGAAAAAAGAGGTATTAAAATGTATAGGTTTTTAGAAAAACTTATAGTTGACAAATGCAAAGGTAAACCAGATATATATGGTGAAAATTAAATAACCAAATTTATTAAGTTAATCTTACTCTCTTTAGTGTTATCCGTTTTAATAACTACCAATCTTAAAATATCATTGGTATTTATTTGTATTTCACTAATATCAGAACCGTAGTAGTCATTATTAATATAAACATCAAATGAATCAACATTTTCCGTATCACCAATACTAATGTCAGTTGTATAATCAAATAATTGTGTTATTGTATTATTACCAACAACAAACAAAGCTTCCATAGAAACTTTTTTATTATCAACTAAAATCTTTTTTTGTTTTTTAGTTGAGCCTTGTTCAAACTCAACAACTTGTAATATCCTTGAAACAGCTGGAGATACTTCAAACTCATCCTCGTCAATTAAAAAACCTAACATAGTAAATTCATAGTTTTGGATGTAATATTTTCTTTTTTCTAACTCCATTACAGATTCATCAGAAATACTATTCATTATGATTGGAATATAGTGTCCTTTAATAACCGCATATGATTGTCTTGACGCGAACTTCTCTAATATAATTTTATTAAATTGATTTAGTTCCCTCATTCTATTACAAACTATTTTAACTTGGTATGTTATATCAACAGGAACGGGTTGTGGTATTTTATATACATCCATACCATGTCTTTGACCATCCCAAGTGGGCACCTGAGCATAAAAATACTGTCTTCTATTTGGTATATTATAAAGTAAGGCTGGGTTAGAACCAAATTTAACTTCAGGGACTCTTACCACAGTAATAAATGGCGGCTCCACATTTTTATCTATATTTTGGAAATTCCATGTTTCGGTAAACTGAGACCAATTCTGTGTTGTTACTATAATATCTACCATTGGTATTGTTTTACCAGCAACAACAGTTTTCAAATCATCTTTAACAAAATCTAAAAAACCTTTATCCAAATCTGCGTGTAATAAAGACTTAGGTAAATAAGTTCCATCCTTGTTAATTTTATCAACAAGTTCATGTCTCCTCGCCAATAAAGTTTTGGGAGATGTTAATGGTATGTGCTTTTTTATTTTTTTAGGTAAAGCCATATTATTTATTGGTAATTTCTTTTATAACAAAAACTTTATTTTTTTTGTTAATCATATCAACTTCTTTAGCGGTATATATTGGCTCTTCACTATCTTTATAAACAAACGAGTCGTATTTGTAAGGGTTATAAGTAACAACTTTATTATCATCATCACTTGGCATTTTTTCACATGGGAATTGACAATAATCTAATAATTCACCAATAACAAATGCGTGTACATTTTTAGATTTCTCAGTACGAACTTTTTCTTTACCACCTTTTCTAACTCTGAACTCTACATCACCAAGTTTAACATAATCAGCGTGTAAAATAACCTTACTTTTATATGTTACAGAAAAAGTGTGTTTGTGTAAATTATAATAAACCATCACTCGTTTACCTATAAACTTATCTTCGGCATTATCGTGACCACATTCATGACAAACATATGGGTCATCACCACCTTCAGATAAATCCCATTCCCATCCGCATTCAGAACATATGACTTTCTTATCAATCTTTTCAAGTAATTTAATCACCTGTTCTTCGGTTATACGTATTTTCATTTTATAATCCTCTAAATTCATTATTTACAACCGCAGACGCAACAATAGTTCTATAAAATGGTTTAAAACCTGCGTATGTGTGTTTATTGCCCGAAATTACACGACCATCATTATTAACAGTATAATACCTTACCCTATCTTCAGTTTCATAATAACCAATGTAATCACCATAATTTATATCTATATTAAGTTCATCTAATTGTTTTTGATAAACAGATACTCTTATATTACCTGGTTCAAATTGTTCTATTTTAGAGTTACCCAAATATTTATTTTCAGGTGCCATAATTTGGACGTAAGCTTTAAATTCTACAGGTGGTAAAAATTTAATACCGTCTTCTACGGTTTCACCATAAACATCATCAGTCTTTGTCTTTTGTCTATCAACTCTATATAATACTAACGTAAAGTTCATATCACCATATAACCATTCTTCCCCCATGGAGACATCAAGGTTATAATCTTCATCACCGAAGAATTTACCAATTCTGGTTATAGGTACTTTATTTGTTGACATATTGATAAATATTAAAAAATTTATTATTTTTCTATTTAAAGATAGTGTTTTGGAAAATATAACAGGAAATACAAAACAATTAATTGAACTTAAAGCGTTAGATGTACTTGATGATTACTCAGGCGCAAATAACTATATTATTAAATTAAAGAAACAAAAGGAAACTAATAAAAAGTTTTACCCCACAAGAGCCCAATCCGATTATATTATAAATTACCATAAGGATAATCCAAAGGTTGCTAAAAAGTGGGTTGATTTAGACCCTTACTTTGCGAAAAAAATTGCTGATGAAAAACTTTTAACCAAAATACCTGAAAATGTATATGTTGAGAAGTTGTTAGTTGAAAAGGATAAGAGTTACCACATTTGGGGTAAGTTGTTCGAAGAGGAGTCTTTACATGAATTTTGGTTACCTAAAGGTGCGTTGATAAAAACTCATACTGTTGAGAAGGTTAATATTGATTATACCAAATATAATCATAGACCTCCACTATCTCACCAAAAAGAAGCTATTGAATGTTTGGTCGGTTCTAAACGATTTATACTTGCTGACGACATGGGTCTTGGTAAGACAACATCAACCATTATTGCGGCATTGGAAACCAACATTAAGAAAATTTTAATTATTTGTCCCGCGTCATTAAAAATAAATTGGCAAAGAGAGATTGAGAATTACACCGATAGAAGTGTGTATATTGCAGAAGGAAAGAGCTTCTCAACCGAACACGATTTTGTAATTGTTAACTATGATATTCTTAAAAACTTTTATGATATAAAAGACAAAGACAATTCTTTAATTACTAAAGGTAATTTTGATTTAATAATTATTGATGAGGCTCATTACATCCAAAATGGACAAGCACAAAGAACAAAATTAGTTAATAGTTTTTCTAAAAACGCAAAAAGACTTTGGTTATTGACGGGTACCCCAATGACTTCACGACCTATGAATTACTTCAATCTACTTAATTTAATTGAGAGTCCTGTGGCACAAAATTGGATGGCGTATGCAATTAGATATTGTCAAGGTTATCAATTTAACGCGGGTAAAAGAAAAGTTTGGAATGTTACTGGGGCATCTAACTTAGAGGAATTAAGGGATAGAACATCTAGACAGGTTTTGAGAAGATTAAAGACTGACGTATTAGATTTACCCGATAAAATAATTTCACCTGTTTATTTAAGACTTAAGTCTAAACTTTATGAAGGGTTGATGGGGGAATATTATGATTGGTATGAAAATAAACAAGATGAGTCATCTTCATTAACGGTTCAGTTTAGCAAACTGATGAAAGTTAGACAAGTTATTGCGGATGAAAAAATAAATAACACGATTGAATTAGCGGAAAACATTATAGAACAAGATAAAAAAGTAATTATCTTCACAAACTTTACAGATAGTTTAAATAAAATTGCCGACCATTTTGGTAAACAAGCGGTTAGGTTAGATGGGTCAACATCTAAACCACAAAGACAATACGCTGTAGACCAATTCCAAGAAAACGATAAAATAAAAGTATTTGTCGGTAACCTTAAAGCGGCTGGTGTGGGATTAACATTAACCGCAGCAGAAGCTGTAATTATGAATGATTTATCATTTGTACCTTCAGACCATTCACAAGCAGAAGACAGGG